GTGTTGTTATTCCTATTAAAGAATTATTTAATGAAGACTGTATAGCAATATAATTATGTTTAAAAATTTAATTTTATTTATAATGCTGTTAACTATTTCAGCAATACTATTAAGTGGGTGTAGTACTAATCCAAATAAGAAAGTTAAAAACTTTCCAGTTAGTATTATAAAAAAACTTATAACTGGATTAGACTAATGGGAATGATGGATGGAGGATTAAATTTTAGAGACATTTGTAGTATATGCAAGTGTAATAAAAATGGTGGTAGTATGAGAAGATATATAAAAGATAGAAATAAAAAAATTTGTGATGATTGTTATGAGGAACAAGAAGACAAATCAAATTATTTATATGCAAGGGATTTAAGGAATGTCTAAGAATGAAGATATAATAGACGCAGTAAGATTATATAAAGAACAAACTATTTGGAAAAATAAATCAGATAAAGAATTAGCTATGCATATAATACCTAGTGTTGCTTTAAACCAGTATCATATTTTTAGATATGAAACTACTGGTGTTGCTTATGCCTTTACTAACTGGGCATTCTTAAGTGATGAGGTACAAGAAAGATTTAAATTAACAGGTCAGTTAGAAAAATTTGATTGGAATAGTGGAAAGAACTGTTGGCATATTGATACTATTAATAATCATTGGGGAAAGATAAAAGAAATATATCAATGGACAGCAAAACATTTATCTACTTTAGTTAATGATGATGAGTATGTTCATTGGTTAAGATTAAATAAATCTGGTACAGGAGTTAAAAGAATAAATAAAATAAAAGGTAGTGAGGGTAAAAGAAAATTTTTGAATGACAGATAAAACTTTATTAAAAGAATATAAATCTACAATCTCTGATTTAACAAAAGAGAAACAAGAATTAAATGAAACTATCGTACAAAAAGATAGTAAGATTAAACAGATTCTAATACAATTAGAACAAGCAAATTCTGATATTCAATCTATGGGTTCTAAGATAGGTGAACTTCAGGAGAAGTTAAACAAGAAACAAACTATCAAATTAAACATTGATAAAAAGATAGAGGAAATACTTGAAAATAAAATTGAATCAAGTGTTGACACCGATGATGAAAAATGATAGAAATAAAATAATAATTAACAATAACAATAAAGGACAATATGTCTTGGTTAATATATAAAACAAAGGTAGTAGGAACTTATACTTTTATTTACGCACAAAAAGTATGGGGTCTATTACCATTTTAATAACAACAATAACAATAACAATAAAGGAAAATACATATGGCAATAATTGAAGGCACAGCTTACTGGGCTTCTCTGACACGACCAAACGAAAAGTTTGAACCTATGTGGAGAATTGATTTAGCAGTTGACGATAAGACAGCAGAAGATTTTAAGAGTCAAGGAATCTCTGTTGGTGAAACTGTTGTAGATGAACAGACAATATCTAATATAATTAGATTCAAAAGAAAAGTACAGAAAGCTAATGGTGATAAGAATCAACAACCAACATTAGTTGATGGTGGAAAGAAACCACTTGATAAAATAGTAGGTAATGGTAGTAAGGTAAAGGTAATGTACAGACCTTACGATTGGAACTTCAAAGGTAAGAAGGGAAAAGGATTAGACCTACAAGCTGTTCAAGTAGTTAACTTAATAGAGTACACTCCTAAAGAAGATTTTGAAATAGAAAATTCTTCTGCTAGTGGTGTTGACATTAAGGAAGATTTTTAGTATAACATCTGATAAAGTGAAGGACATTTAGTGTGTCATCATTTTTTACTCCTAGAAGAAGTCGGCTTGTAGTAGAGTCGGCTTCTTTTTTTTTGAAATTAATTAACAACAAGGGCGACAATGGAAGAAATAAATAAAAATGGATTTGTAAAGTTTCACTTACCCTGTCCACTATGTTCAAGTAGTGATGCAGTTTCTGTGAATGCAGATAATTCTGCTTATTGTTTTTCATGTCAACAATATATAAGAGAGTATGATATGGAATTACAACCAACAAATACCAACAATGAATATGAAGTAAAGAACTATATGAAAGAATCTAACTATGCAGAAATCATAGATAGAAATATTTCAGAACAAACTTGTAAGAAGTTTGGAGTGACAGTTAAGATGGATAACATGGGTACAATAACAAACCATTACTATCCATACCACGATACGCAAGGTGCAAAGATTGCAACAAAGACTAGGTACACAAAGTTAAAAGAGTTTAGTATACAAGGTAATACAAAAAACTCTGGACTGTTTGGTCAACATCTTTTTTCTAAAAATAAATATTGTATAATAACTGAAGGTGAGTTAGATGCTTTGTCTGCTTATCAGATGATGTTAAAAGGAACATACCACACTCCAGTTGTGAGTATAAAGAATGGTATAACTTCAGCAGTTAAAGATATTAAGACAAGTTTAGAATGGTTAGAAAATAATTTTGATAATGTTATTATAAATTTTGATAATGATGAGCATGGTATCGATGGTGCTATGAAAGTTGCAGAGTTATTTTCTCCAGGAAAATGTAAGATAATGCATTTACCTGAAGGATTTAAAGATGCTTCAGATTGTTTAACAAAAAATAAAATACAAATATATAATAAAACATTTTGGGATGCTAAAGTATTTGCACCAGATGGAATTATAAATGCTAATATTTTATTTGATGAAGTTGCTAAACCAATTACTAAATCATTTGTTCAATATCCTTTTGAAGGATTAAATAAAATTACATATGGTTTAAGACCTGCAGAGTTAGTGACATTTACAGCAGGTTCTGGACTTGGTAAAACCCAAGTAATGAGAGAAGTAGTACATCACATTATAAAATCAACAGAAGATAATATAGGTTTATTAATGTTAGAAGAAACACCAGTTATAACTTCAAAAGGTTTGATGAGTGTTGAAGCTAATCAAAGATTACACTTACCAGATGTTCATGTAAGTAAAGAAGAAATGAAAACTTATTTTGATGCAACAGTAGGTACTGGTAGAGTATATATGTTTGACCATTTTGGGTCTAACTCTATTGATAATATTGTTTCAAGAGTTAGGTTCTTAGCTAAAGGTTTAGATTGTAAGTATGTTATTATAGACCATGTTAGTATTATAGTATCAGACCAGTCTCATGGAGATGAGAGAAGAGCATTAGATGAAATTATGACTAGACTTAGAACACTTGTTCAAGAGACAGGAGTATCTATGATAGTTGTATCTCACTTAAGAAGACCAGATGGTAAAGGACATGAAGAAGGTGCAGCAACATCACTATCACAATTAAGAGGGTCAGCTAGTATAGGACAGCTTAGTGATATGGTGATTGGATTAGAAAGAGATGCACAAAATGATGACCCTGATATTAGAAACACAACAAGGATAAGAGTATTAAAGAATAGATTCTCTGGTATAACTGGTCCATGTTGTGATTTAAAATATGACATTGATACTGGTAGACTTAATGAGGTAAAGTCAGATGACTTTTAATAAAGTAGTATTCGACATTGAAACAACAATGACTGCTGATAAGATATGGTGTATTGTTTGTAAACATGGCGATACTTATTATCAGTTTAGAGAAGATAAGCTACATAGGTTTGAAGATTTTATAAAACAAACTGATGAAGTTATAGGTCATAATATAATTGGATTTGATATACCAGTTGTTAATAAAATATTTGGTTATGATTTGTTTGCTAATTGTAAGAAGACAGATACATTAGTATTATCTAGATTGTTAAATCCTATGATAGAAGGTGGACACTCATTAAAAAATTGGGGTACAAAGTTAGGACATAACAAAATACACTTTGAACAATTTGATTTCTTTACTGAAGAGATGTTAACTTATTGTAGGAATGATGTTGATTTAACTGAAAGACTTTATAAATTTTTAATTAATAAAACAAAAGACTTTGGACAATCAATAGAGTTAGAACATAAAGTTGCAGAGATAATACAGAAACAACATGATAGAGGATTTAAAATAAATGTGATTGATGCTTATGAATTACAATGTAAGTTTCAAGAAGACATGAATGATTTAACTTCTAAAGTTAGAGAAACTTTTCCTCCATTAAAAGTAGAGACAGAGTTTATACCTAAGTCTAATAACAAGGCAAGAGGTTATGTAAAGGGAGTACCTTTTACTAAAGTTAAATACAAAGAATTTAATTTAGGTTCAAGACAGCAGATTGCTGAACGATTAGTTATGCTTGGATGGAAACCAAAAAAGAAAACTGATAAAGGACATATTATTGTAGATGAGAAAGTATTATCTGAGATACATAATATTCCTGAAGCTAAATTAATAAACAGATACTTAATGCTACAGAAAAGAATTGCTCAAGTCAGTTCTTGGATAGAAGCAATTAAGGAAGATGGTAGAGTACATGGTAAAGTAATAACCAATGGTACAATTACAGGGAGGATGAGCCACCAGTCGCCCAACATGGCTCAAATTCCTGCTGTGTACTCTCCTTATGGTAAAGAATGTAGGGCATTATGGACAGTAAACAAAGGTTATAAATTAGTAGGTGTTGATGCTTCAGGACTTGAGTTGAGGATGTTAGCACACTACATGAATGATAAGGATTATATACATGAAGTCGTTAATGGAGATATACACACTACAAATCAAGTTGCTGCTGGTTTGGAGTCAAGAGATGAAAGCAAAACTTTTATATATGCATTCATCTATGGAGCAGGTTCAAAAAAAATCGGAAGTATCATTGGAGGTTCGGAAAGAGATGGCGAAAGAATTAAAGAGAAATTTCTTAGAGCTACACCAAGTCTTAGACACCTTCGAGAAAAGGTGGAACGAATTGCACAAAGAAGATGGGTCAGAGGACTCGACCAAAGAAAAATAATAATAAGGTATCCACACGCAGCTTTAAATACTTTATTACAAGGAGCAGGTGCAACAGTTATGAAGTATGCGTTGACACTCCTAGAAGAATATGTTATAAATAAACAAATCAAAGCATTTCCAGTAGTAAATGTACATGATGAATTTCAATACGAAGTCGAAGAGAATAGAGTAGATGAGTTTGGAAGATTAGCAGTACAATCTATTATAGATGCAGGTAAACAATTAAATGTAAGGTGTCCACTAAATGGAGAATATAAAATTGGAAACAACTGGTCAGAAACACATTAGTACTTTAGCAACAGATATTAAACATCTAATTGCTGAAATATCTAATGGTAAACCTGCTAATATGACAGAAGAGAATATGAATGTATTCTTAAATAATATTAAAGAAGCTATGTTAGCTTGGAATACTCCACCAGTTAGAACAGAGAAAGAAGGACAGTTAAGAATGTCAGTCATAGGTAAACCTGCTAGACAATTATGGTATGACAAGTACAGTCCTAAAGATAGACAAGATGAAGACGCAGGATTAAATTTAAAATTTTTATATGGACATATCATTGAACATTTAATTTTATATTTAGCAGAACTTGCTGGTCATAAAGTAGAAGACCAACAAAAGAAAGTAGAAGTTGATGGTGTTAAAGGACATATAGATAGTAAGATTGATGGTGAGATATGTGATGTTAAGTCAGCTTCATCATTTAGTTTTAAAAAATTTAAGAGTGGTGAGTTAGTAGGCGATGACCCTTTTGGTTATCATGCCCAGTTATCAGGATATGAAACAGCTAATGGTACTAAGCAAGGTGGCTTTCTTGTTGTTGATAAATCTTCTGGTGATATATGTTTTTATAAACCTGAAGACATGGCAAAACCAAATGTTAAATCTTTAATTAAAGAGTTAAGAACTACATTAGAAAAAGATACACCACCAGAAAAATGTTATGAATTTAAAACAGAAAAGAATGGTAATAAAACTTTAGCTACAGGATGTATGTTCTGTCCACATAAATGGGAATGTCATTCTGATACAAATAATGGTAAAGGTTTAAGAGTATTTAAATATGCTAACAAGAATGTTATGTTAGCTGAGGTTGTTAAACAACCTTTAGTAGAAGAGATAACTTATGAATATGAAAAACAATTAAAAAATTATGGAAAAAGAACTTAAGCATAAACATTTATTAGTAAGAGCAGAAGTCTTAGACCCTCCTAAAGATTTAAAGATGATGAAGAAGTGGACAAAAAATTTAATTAAAGATATAGATATGAAAATACTTGCTGGTCCTTATGCAAAGTATTGTGAAGTTAAAGGTAATAGAGGATTAACTTGTGTCACTATAATAGAAACATCCCATATAACTTTACACTCATGGGATGAAAACAATCCAGCATTAGTACAGCTTGATGTTTATAGTTGTAAAGAATTAGATGAAACAATTGTGTTTGATTATGTATATAAATTTCAACCAGTTAGAATGTCATATAGATATTTTGATAGAGAAAATAATTTTAAATTACTTAAGTTAAAAAAATGAAACAAATACTTTTGTTTATATATCATTGGTCTAGTAAAATAAATGTTTGGTCTTGGCAAAAGTTATATAAAAATAGAAATAGTATAGGATATAAAAAATGAAAATAAAAGAAAAAGATTATAAAAATATATATGATTGTATAGTATCAGAACAAGTATCACATGATAGGATTGCTAAATATTTTGAAGATAAAAAGTTTTTAAAGTATTGGAGAAAAAGAAATGAACAGTAAACAAATGAAACCAATACGAAGAAAAGCTAGACATATATTAGTAGCATGGTTGCATTCTTTAATGAGTAAAGAAGAAGCAAGTAAGATTAATTATAAAAATGTATTTGCTTTTATGCCAAATCAAACCCACTATTATAGTGGTGATACATTTAGACTACAACCTTGGTCATATAAATGGATAGTTAAAAAATTAAAACGCAACCCAGAGTTGACAATAGATGATTTAAATGCTATGTTGCAACCAACTGAACAACAATTAAGACAACAAAAAATGAGAGAAGAAGGACCACTATAATGACACACAAAGATTTATTTAAAGGTAATACTTATGAATCATTAAATAAGCAGGTAGATGGGAATCACTATTCAAAGATGAAAATTCAACCTGCTGAATTTATAAATGAAAACAATTTATTGTTTGCAGAAGGTAATGCTATTAAATATATATGCAGACACAAATCAAAAGGAAAACAAAAAGATATTGAAAAAGCTATTCACTATCTTGAAATGATATTAGAGAGAGACTATGACTAAAGAATCACAGATAACACAATTAGAAAAAAGAGCAAGAGGTTTTCGCAGAATCATATCATCATTAAATGATTTACCTATGTATGGTATTAATAAACACATAGATAAAATACTTCATGTTAAGATTGATGATTTAAAAGACCATCTTAAAAAGAAAATAACAAGAAACAATGATAAGTTAAATGAAATGTATACTGAAAGTGTAGATAGTTTAGCTGATGATGATGGACAACAAGGTGAAATACAACCTGTTGTTTTAGAAGATATACATAATAAGAAAGTATAATGACAAGTATTGAAGATAGAGATGTAGATGCTACATATGAAAATGAACAAAGTACTGTTACTATTTCATTAAAAGAATATGATAAGTTAAAAGAAAAACAACATTATATTACTGATAAAGATTTAATTAGTTGTATAGATAAGATAGAAGAATTAGTTAGAGCAGTAAGAAAACATATAGTAAGGACAGAGATATGAGTAAAATAGTAGGACTTAATGGTAAAGCTGTTGAGACAAACGCAGGACAATATAATTTAAGAATATGTTTAATTGGTTCAGATGATATTGATATTAAAAATGTAGAAACATTTGGTATAGCTGAAGATGGTTTCTTTATGGTTAAGTCTATAGAAAATAAAAGATTTCCTATCTTTATGGTTAGCCCAGCAAGAATTAAAACAATAGAAACTTATGTTGAAGGTAAACAACCTTTAACTAAATTGAATGCTGAAAAAGGAGATGATGATTTCCTTGTTGACTTACTAAGGAAGAAGCATGAAGACCAATCGAAAACTTAAACAAAAGAAAAGAGTTAAAAGAAAAGAAGCTCACTTAATGAGTTTCAAATTATTGATTAACAATCAAGGACAATTTATAACTGAGTTGTCTAAATATCCTATGGATAAAATAACAACACATTTTAAAAAAGAAAATGCTGGTGTGATTAAAGCTTTGTTAAGGGAGTGTGATTCTAAATTTAGTTTACT